GCAAGAACGCCGACGACCGTGCGACCGCGCTCGCGGCGCAGCATCCGGACTACGTGACGAACAAGCCGTCATGGGAGGTCCTGCTCGACGCCTTCGAGGGGCGCGGCGGGTTCCTGGACGGGACCTACCTCTGGCCGTATCCGCGCGAGTCCGCGACCGGGTTCGACGAGCGGAAGAAGATGGCCCGGTACCACAACTACCTAGAGACGCTCGTCGACCTCTACGTGCGGTTCATCTTCACGCAGGGCGTCAAGCGCGACTCGAAGTCGACGGGCTACAACGAGTGGCTCGAGGACGTCGACGGCACCGGGACGCACGTCAACGAGTTCCTGAAGCGGTTCACGGCCCTCTCGCTCGTCGGCGGGCACGCCGGCATGCTGGTCGACAAGACGACGGACGAGCCGGTCGGGCCGTCGCGGGCCGAGGAGACGGCGCGGCCGATCGCGAGCCTGTTCACGGCGATCTCGGTCATCGACTGGCGGTTCGCCGGCACGGGCCTCGCCGCCGTGAAGCTGATCGAGGCGTCGCCGCCGCTGCCGATCGACGAGGTGCCGGACCCGGAGGAGCCGACCGACCAGCTGCTGCTCTGGGACGAGGAGGGCTGGGCGCGGTTCTCGGCGAAGGGCGAGCTGCTGTCGGCCGGGACGCCGAACCTCGGCATGGTGCCGTTCGTCGTCCTGCGGCCGAAGGCGAGCCACACGAGCCTGATGCTCGGGCGGCCGCTGGTGAGCAACGCGAACGTCGTCTGCGCGCTGTTCAACCGCGCGTCCGAGGAGGACGAGGTTCTCCGCAACCAGGCGTTCTCGCTGCTGACCGTGAGCGTCGACAAGGACGGCGACGTCGAGCAGGCGAAGGGCCACGTGCAGGGCGTCGTCGGCACCGCGCGCGCGATCGTCGTCAAGGGCGAGATCGACTACAAGACGCCGGACATGAACGTCCCCGGCGCCATCCGGGACAACATCGCGTACCTCGTGCAGGAGATGTTCAGGGCCGCGCACGTGCGGTTCCGCCGCGATTCGCTCGCGGCCGAGAGCGGCGAGGCGATCCGGCTGCAGTACGCCGAGCTGAACGAGATGCTGCAGGGCCTCTCGCGCGCGCTCTCGAACGCCGAGACCGCGATGGCGCGCGCCTGGTTCGCGTGGACCGAGGCGACGCCCGAGGCCGCGCAGGCGGCGTTCGAGGCGGCCGAGCCGACGGCGACGTACCCGGACGAGTTCTTTCTCGACTCGCTGATCAACGACCTCGACGCGTGGGCGAAGGCCATCGAGATGGACCTCGGCCCGACGATGACGAAGCGCATCAAGAAGCGCGCCGCGCGCCGCGTCGACCCGGACATGACCGCCGAGGAGCTGGCCGAGATCGACGAGGAGATCGACGGGATGATCGACGAGGACCTCGAGCGCCAGGAGGAGGTCAAGGCGGAGATCGCGAACCGCGGCGGCGTCGACACCGGCGACCCGGAGGCCGACCTGATGCGGACCGAGAAGCTGTCGGCGCCTGAGGACGAGGAGTGACGCAGCGCGAGCTGCGGCGGCTGGTCGACGCGGCGGAGCCGAAGGTCAGGGCGCAGGTCGAGCGGGCGCTGAAGGCGCTGCAGGAGGCCGTGCCGGAGTCGACGCTCGAGCAGATCATCCGGACGCGTGACGTGTTCGCGATCCACGACCTCGCCGGCTCGCTGCCCGCCAGGCTCGCGGCTACCGTCATGGCGCTCGACGCGCTAGTCACCGCCGGCGCGAAGGCCGGGTGGCAGGTCGCGATCTCGGAGCGCGTCAGCGCCGTCATGCGGTTCGACGCCGTGAACGCCTACGCGGTGCGGGCCGCGCGCGAGAACGGGGCAAGGCTGGTGACGGCCGTGACTCGGGAGACGCGGGAGTCGATCAGGGCAGTCGTGGCGCGCTCCTACACGGAGGGCATTCCCCCGCGGGAGGCGGCACGGCTCATACGCCCGCTGATCGGTCTCACCGAGCGTCAGGCCACGGCCGTCGCGAGCCTCCGCGCCGACCTGATTGCGAGCGGCGCGTCGCGGCGGCAGGCGCTGTCGGACGCGCGGAAGTACGCCGAGCACCTGCGCCGCTCGAGGGCGCTGATGATCGCGCGCACCGAGGTCGTCCGGGCCTCGACGGCCGGGACGCTCGCGTCCTGGGATGCGGCGGTAAAGGGCGGGCTGCTGTCGCCGCGCAGCCGCAAGGTCTGGATCGTGACCGACGACGATCGGCTGTGCCGGTTCTGCCTGGGCATGGACGGCAAGACGGCAATGGTCGGGAACGACTTCATCGGCGGGCGGTTCGGCAAGGTGAGCGGGCCGCCGCTGCACCCGAACTGCCGGTGCGCGATCGGCATCGAGTCGGTGCCGGTGGAACGGAGACGGAGGGCCGCGTGAGCGAGACCGCGCGCATCGAGCTACCGGTCGGGAGCGTCGTGCTGCCGGCCGCGGCGGCGTCGACCCTGCCGAAGCCGCGCGACTGGCGAAAGATGGCGATCGAGGCCGGCATCCGGCTCGACATCGCCGAGACGCAGGCGAAGGACCTGCGCATCGCCGCCGACGAGGCGCGTGCGCGGTTCACGAAGTACAAGGGCCGGCTCGACGCCTCGCAGGCGCGCGTCAACGAGCTGGAGGTCGAGCGCATCAAGCTCGCCACCGAGAACGACGAGCTGCGGGCGCAACTCGCGCGCCAGGCCGAGATCTCGAGGAAGGTCTACGAGTTCCGCAAGTCGATCCTGGAAGGTCCGCTCTGGGACCTGTTCGTCGAGACGTCAGTCAGTCCGGCCATCGAGCCGGGCGGGGAGCAGAAGGCATGAGGACGCACACGCGATGGACGCCACGGCTCGGGTATCGCGCGGCCGTCATCGGGTTCGACGACCCGCCGCCGCCACAGCCGGACGCGAACGAGGCGCTCGAGCGGCTAAAGTTCGAGGCCGAGCAGGCGAGGGCCGAGGCCGCGAAGGCGAAGCTGGCGCTCGAGGAAGCGAAGAAGGCGCAGCCGAGCGACGAGCAGCGCGCGCGCTGGGCCGAGCTGGAGGCGCAGGCCGAGAAGGCCGAGCAGGACCGCGCGATGAAGGCCGGCGAGTTCGAGACCCTGAAGGGCCAGCTGACGTCGCGCTACGAGAAGGAGATCGACGGCCACAAGCAGGCGACCGCGAACGCGCTCGCCAAGGCCGAGGCGCTCGAGCGCGACATCGAGAACGAGATGATCGCCCGCGAGTTCGCGCAGGCGCAGACGCTGTTCGGGCCGACCGGCAAGACGATCTGGTTTCCCGAGGTGGCCGAGACGTACTTCCGGCGCAACGTCGTCGTCGAGAAGCTGGACCAGAACGGCAAGACGGTCCGCCGCGTGATCGTGCGGAACAACGCCGGCACGACAATCCTCGACAACAAGGGCGCGCCGATGGCGTTCGCGAAGGCGATGGAGGAGCTGATCGACAACCACCCGCAAAAGGACGCGATCCTGCGCGGGAGCGGCAAGGTCGGAGCTGGTAGCTTCGGCGGGTCCCACGGCACGTCAGGCGACATCGACGTGACCAAGCTGCGGGCGAGCGACTTCGGCGACGAGAAGGTCCGCGACGCTGTGCGCAAGTCGCAGGCGGCGTCAGGCGGCCTCCAGATCGCGCCGGGATTCGCGAAGCTCCGCAACCGCGGCAAGTAGGCCCGCGGCGGTACGGCACGGAAGGGACTAAGGCACATGGCAAGGACGATGACGCGGTGGACGCCGAAGGCGGGTCCGCGGCGCGCGATCGTCGGGTTCGCGGGCGAGACCACGACGACGACGCTCACGGAGATGCTGCGCAACGCGTCGTGGAACAGCTCGCAGCTCTACTTCGCGGAGCGGCCGGGCGTGAGCGGCTTCGTCACGGTGAAGGACATCACGGGCGAGGACACCCTCGTCGCGCGGTTCCCGATCTACGACAAGGTGAGCGCGGCGGCGATCTCGGAGGCGTCGGACTTCACGACGAACTCCGCGCTCGACACGACCGGCTCGGCCGACGCGTCCGTCAGCGAGCACGCGATCCGCTTCGAGATCACGGACCTCTCGGTCGGCGCGACCGTCGAGGACGTGATGTCGCCGTCGAACATGGTCTCGCAGAAGGCGATCAGCGAGGGCGGGATCGCGGGCCGTGCGGCGGGCGAGGCGCTCCAGCGCCTGCAGGACCAGGACATCTGCGCGCTGTTCTCGGCGTTCGACTCCTCGACCGGGTCGAACTCGGGGCCGCTCACGCAGACCCTGTTCATCGCGGCGGTGACGCAGCTCAACATCGACAACATCCCGACCGACCAGCGGGTCGCGGTGCTGCACGCGAAGCAGTGGCAGGCGCTCCTGCCGGTGTTCGATGACGCGAACGTGTTCGGCGCGCAGGGGCAGGAGATCATCAGCTCGGGCGCGGTCGGCACGATCTACGGCGTGCTCATCTTCGAGACGAACAACGTGCGGACGGCGACCGTCTCGACCTCGACCGTCTACGCGGGCTGCGTGATGCATCCGACGGCGATCGGCCTCGGCGTTAAGGGCTCGATGCCGCAGATCGAGGCGGAGCGGAAGGCGTCCCTGCGTGCGACGCAGCTCGTGGCGACCGGCGTCTGGGGCGAGATCGAGTACCGCGGTCAGGCGACCACGAACGGGCGCGGCGGCGCGGGCGTTTTCTTCTACAGCAACACCACGAACTAAGCCGGGCCGGGTTCGCCCGGCTCGTCTCGCGAGGCATGGCGTGCGCGCGCACGCTGGAGCAGCCGCTCAGCAGGCGCGCACGAGGCGCTAACCATCCCGCAATCACGCGGGGACCCGTGGGCCGGCGGGCTGGCCGTCCCGATCGAGCGCGAGGGAGGCGTATGAGTCTGAAGCTCGTCCCGTTCAGCGACGTCTGGATCGACCACGACAAGATCGACATCCACGCCATCTACAAGCGGCCGCGCTTCATCGAGGACGCCTACGGCGAGACGCAGCGTGAGTACGTCAACGGGCTGCCGACCTGGGACCTGACCGGCCCGCTGCCGGTCCGCCTGCACAACCGCTGGCGCTCGAAGGGGTTCGAGTACGTGACGCTCGCGAACCGGGAGTCGCTGCGGACGGCCGCGCGCGCGGGCACGCTGCCGCCGGGCACGAAGATCGACGACTTCGACCAGCACCAGACCGGCGGGCCGTGGAACTACAAGCGCTACGCCGAGGGCCAGACCGAACTGGTCACGCAGGCGGCGAAGCAGCTCGAGGAGGACGTCGCGCTCTACGGGTCGGACGCCGTCGAGGGCCTCCGGCGCCGGTACGAGCCTGGGTTCGTGCTGCCGGAGAAGCTGCGCGGCATCCCGGCGCCGAAGCCGGCGAAGGCCGAGAGGGCGAGCTAGTGCGCGTCGCCATTGGCCTGCTCATGGCGAACGGGTTCGCGATGTATCCGCCGTTCGTTATGGGCTGGACGCGCATGCTGCAGGGGCTGCTCACTGGCGCGCTGAACGCGCCAGGCGGACCGCAGGTGACGGAGGTCAACGTCGTCTACGGGCAGGACTTCCCGATCGACCACGCACGGAACCGGATGCTGCGGCTAATTCTCGACGATGACCCGCGCAGCGAATGGGTGCTGTTGCTTGACGTCGACATGTCGCACCCGCCAGACACGCTGCATCGCCTGCTGGCGCACGGCAAGGACGTCGTGACGGGACGCTACACGATGCGTAAGCCGCCGTTCTTCTCCGTCGCTATGCGAAAGACGGGAGACGGTCCGACCGACTACCAGGCGATCGAGAAGGTCGAGCCGGACGTGACCGGCCTGCTGCCAATCGACGCAGCCGGCGCAGGCTGCCTGCTGGTGTCCCGGCGCGCGCTGCTACGTATTCGTGACCTGATCGGCGACGACTGGTTCCGCTACCAGGACGGGCCTGACGGAAAGCGGTCGCGCAGCGAGGACATGTGGTTCTTTGAGGCCGCGCGCGAGGCCGGGTTTCAGCCATACCTGGACGCCGACCTCTGGTGCGGGCATATCGCATCGTTCGTCGTCGACCCGAAATACCACGAGCCATACGCCGAGGCGTTCAAGCAGGCGGTGCCGGCATGAGTCGCGGCGCAGGCGACAGCATCGAGATCGTCCGGCGGTCGTCGGGGCCGAAGGAGTTTATCGCGATCGGCATCCCGACCTACGGCACGGTCGACATCTTCTGGGCGACGCGGGCGTTCGGCATGCTGCGGCACCCGATGAACCGCGACGTCCGACAGTACATCATTCTCGGTCAGGAGGTCGGCCTGGCGCGGAACGAGATCGTCGCGAAGGCGCTCGCCGTCGAGAAGAGCGACCCGACGAAGCGCTGCTCGCACGTGTTCTTCATCGACGACGACGTCTACCTGCACCCGGAGTCGCTGCTGAAGCTGCTCTCGGACGCGCGGCCGATCGTCGGCGGGCTCTATTTCGCGAAGACGCAGGTGCCGCAGGCGCTCGTGCTCATGGAGGACGGCGTCGAGACGAAGTGGTTCCCTGGCGAGATCGTCGACTGCTGGGCGCACGGCATGGGCATGACGCTGATCCAGGCCGACGTGTTCCGGCGCCTGCGCGACGAGACCGACCTCGGGACCGACGCGCGCGGGAACCCGAACTGGTTCGAGACGCAGCAGGACGCGCCGGTGCTGAAGGCGGACGGGACACCGGCGTTCCACAGTCACACGGAGGACGTCGCGTTCCTGCGGCGGGCG